ATACAGGAGTGGCGTGGTTCTATATTGTGGTCAGATAGGCTTGGGCTAAAGGTAGTTCCTAGTCTCCATCCGGCAGCTATACTACACGATAAAGATTCTGAGAAGGGTGCCATGCCATACTGGTGGCGCTCTATCATGGAGCTAGACTATGCACGAGCCTTGCAAGAATCCGGTAGCAGAGTATATGATATACCGGCGCGTAATATTGTTATCTGCAAAGACTCGTCCACTCTCTATCGTCATCTCCAGAACAATCGTGGTCGAAAGTGGGTATCAATTGATATTGAGTTATACAGAGGCATTGTATGCTCAATCTCTTTGGCATTCAGTCGTAATACGGCTATCGCAATTCCGCTTCTTAATGTGCCTGCCAAGGGGTGGATACCTATATCAGATAGGGAACTCTGCCACTTCTGGAGAATGCTGGATGAGTTCTTTGTTTCGCAACCCCAACTTCAAACTATTGGGCAGAACTTTAAGTTTGATGAGGAGAAGTTAAGATATGGTTGCGGCATATACACTCCCAGATTGGGCCGTGACACTTCTCTTATGGTTCACAATATTCTACCTGGCTTTCCTAAGTCTCTATCTTTTCAGACTTCTATATGGACCAGACAGCCATACTATAAGTTGGAAGGAAAGGAGTTTAATCCTAAGCGGGATAATTTTGAACGCTTTCTTAATTATAATGGGCTTGATGCTTGCGTCACTTTCGAGTGCGCCGAAGAAATAGAGAAAGAAACTATAGAACTACAGGAGCAATACCCTACCACTAACCTAGTAGAGAGGATGAACTCATTCTATCCTGCACTACACTATATCTACATGGACATAGAACGTGAGGGGCTGAGACTAGATAAGGTAGAACAGAATAGATTGTTGCATATGTATGATGCAATGATAGCTACACAACAGAGGATACTAGATGAACTAGTCGGGCATCCTTTGAATGTAGCTAGTCCTAAACAAATGTCTCATGTGTTATATGAGGAGCTTAAGATTCCCCGCCGGGCCGGAACTGGTGAGGAAGTATTAGTAGCACTTCTAGCTAATGTGGTGAAAAAAGATGAACGCAAACGAGGAGTCCTTACAAATTCTCTTGAGCTACGAAGAACTAGAAAAGCTCGTGGAACTTACATCGGAGTTAGACCAGATTATGACGGGCGGGTCAGAACAGCCTGTAACATTGGGGGAACAGAAACAGGTCGCTCTACTACGAGTAGCCTCAAGCCGCCACTTAGACCTAATAAAATGGGTCTTGCTTTTCAAACCCTCTCCAAGCACGGAGAGTCTGGAATCATAAGGCAGATGTATATACCCGACGATGGGTATGTATTTATGAACTGGGATTTAGAACAAGCAGAGCCACGTATCGTAGCCTTACTCTGTGAAGATTATGAAACCCTTGAAGCCTTTAATACTATCGACATCCACGCTCTCACAGCTAGCTGGATTTTTGGTGGAACTTGGGAGACTTGGAGAAAAACACCAGATGGGGAACCCAGCGAACGATTTATCGGCAAGACCGTTAGAAACGCTGGAAACTATGATGCTCAAGCACGGACTCTCATGCAGTCAATTAACACTGACGCAAAAAGGTTTGGAATTGATTTGCAAGTTTCGGAGTATAGGTGTGGCGAGTTCCTCAAAGCATTCCATAAATATAACGATAAGATTCGGGGAACCTTCCATAGTGGAATTAGAGATTGCATAGATAGAGAGAAGGCACTAATCAATCCATATGGCAGGCTCATTAGATACTTTGAGCCGGGCAGCCCATCGCTAGATAGAGAAGGCTTTGCTTGGATACCACAATCTACCGTTGCGGATAAGACCAAGCATACACTGATAGAGGTCAAGAAAGATATACCTGACATGCGTATAGTGATAGAGGGACACGATGCTATAACTGCGCTAGTTCCTAAGAATGAAATAGAAGCCTATGATGTGGTAGTTCGTAAGCACTATGAGACATCTATCAATTTCAGCAAGTGTAGTCTAGCAAGAGACTTCGACCTAGTGATTCCTGTCGGTTGTGAGATAGGAGAAAAGAACCTTTATGAGATGAGGAAGTATAGAAAAAAGGCGGCGTAAAATGTCATGGCTATCAGATATAATGAAGGCCACTGACTACGCCGAGACACCTCATAGCTTCATTAAGTGGGGAGCTTTGAGTGCGCTTAGTGCAGTAGTGGCTCCTAATGTTTTCTTGGACAAAGTTTTCTACAAACTATCACCTAACCTCTATGTGATGTTGCTTGCACGTTCCGGCTTGGGTAAGGGATTCCCTGTAACTCTAGCCAAACAGTTAGTAGAGCAAGTGCATTGCACGCGGGTGATAGGTGGCAGGAACAGTATACAGTCTGTGTTACAGAATCTAGGTCAAGTCAAGTCACAAGTAAATGGGACAATCCCATTCAAAGATTCCAGAGGCTTTCTGGTTAGTGGTGAGTTTGCAGACTTCATCACGTATGACCCACAAGCCTTACTAATCTTGACTGACCTGTATGATACACACTATACATCAGACTGGAAGAATACAATGAAGGGTGCAGGGGTTGACATACTTAAGAATCCATGCATTACAATACTCGGTGCTAGTTCCCCCGTTCACTTCAAGAATGTGATACCGGAGTCTAGCATAGGTGGTGGATTCTTGGCACGGACTCTACTAGTCTATGAAGAAAAGCGTAGCAGAATCAACCCACTAACAGAGCAGCCTACGAATGTATTCAATATTGCAGAGCTAGCTGAATACCTCAAACATGCAGCAAAACTAAGAGGCGAGTTCGCATGGACTAAGAGTGGTAAGCTAAGGTTTGAACAGTGGTATACTGAGTTCAGGGGCAGGGATGTTCAGGATGATACAGGAACTATAGAGAGACTGCATGACCATGTGCTTAAGGTAGCCATGCTACTTCAGATATCTGTAGACATGGACAATCTAGTTCTTGGTGAGGATGTAGTTCAAGAGGCTATAGAAACAGTAGAGACACTAGGCATCAATGCTAAGAAGAACTTCCTAGTTGATGGCAAATCTGCCAGCAAGGAACATATTGGGATAGTTCTCAAGCAACTGTTCAAACAAAAGGAATTCCAGATTACCAGACCTGTGATTCTCCAAAGATGTTGGGGTCACATGAATGCACAGGAGCTAGATGTAGCAATGATTACTTTACAGCAAATGAGTTATGTGACAGAATTGTCTATCAGGAATGTGACTACCTATAGACTAACTGAGCGGGCCATAAAGCATTTCCTGTCTGAAGCTACACATCTAGATGAGGATACAGTTCAATGATAATCGAGTTTGAGGACAAGTATGGTAGGTCAGTCATTGTTGACACAGAGTTCATCTGTGCCCTAGTGGAGAACGTAGAGTATACTGCTACAGGAGATAACACTACTAAGAAGGATGGAACGTGGAGTGTAGTAATGTCTAGTGGTAATTTCTTTTGGGAAGTTACTACAGAGATGAAGGATAAAATCTACGAGGTATGGGAAGAACACAATGGCTGAGACTGATAAGGAAATCCTGCGGGATGAACATATCAAGATTGTAGAGAAGTGTCAAAACAAAGGTCGAGGACTAACTGAGTGGGAAAGTAATTTCCTTCAGTCAATCCTCGACCAGATGGGAAACGGTAACTATCTATCTAGCCGACAGTCGGACATTCTCTACAGAATCTACGAGGAGAGAGTTGACTAGAATCCCTTTATTTCCTTTGCTAACTGTCTGCCCCATATTGGCACACCCTGTCTCACTACCGCCCTAGTCAGGGGTGCGCCTATGTCCTTGTCTAGATTACCTGCTGCTATATCCTGCGCCGCATTCCATCCACTCTCTCCAACCCCAAGACTCAAGTCTAGTGCAGTATCCACAGAGGGTCCAGCAAGCTGGCCTAGTCCTCGTTTCATATCTCCACTAGCTGCTGTATGGACTGCATCTCCTATAAGCCCTATGCCATAGGCTTGTGATGCATTGTCTACATATCTCAGAGCTAGATTAGATGGGCGTCCAGCTAGTGTCCCATGTCTAAGTAGTTCTTTGATATCAGCAGGAACCTCGCCAAGCACACCAGATGCTATAGCTAGTTTCAGAGTAGGATTTATCTTGCCATGACTCAAATCAAGAATCATAGCATTCTTTATATTCTTACTCTGAATGAACGCATACTTCTTGAACTGAGTAAGTAGATTAGCTGTTGGACTATTAGACCAAGCATGTGGTAAGTCCAACGGATTCTGTCTACCCTGAGTCAAGTCAGTAAATCTGCTAGCTGCTCTCTTAGTCTGCATCTCAGTCAGACTATCTTGTGCTAGCAAAGTCTCAGGCTTCTCAAGTGTAAGCTCACTCAGACGGGCAGCAGCATATGCATTATCTGGATTCTGCTTAAGCTGCTGGAAGAACTTATTAGCAGTCTTCTCACCAGCTAGTCCTGAGACAGTCCTAAGGAAATTCTCTACTGAAGTATTACCCCAGGATATTTTAGACCCATATCCTATATCTTCAGCAGCATCCTTCATAACACTCTCAAGACTACCAAGTTCCTGTGCTCTGAGTTTACCATCCTTGGTAAATGCTTTGATTATCTCAGGGACTAGACTTCCCTTAGCCCTAGCAAATGATGCAGTCAGACCACCCATTAAGTTGGACGGCGCAGACAATGCTAGCTTAGTCATAGCTTGGAACTTGGTGAGTCTATTCACACCCTTGTCTACATTTAGTTCTCCCTTACCTAGATACTTCTTGACTATATCACTAGCCATCTGCTTACCTTCAGCGCCAGATTCTGCACCTACTTGGTCTATCAGTTGGTTGATTTTAGTTCCTACACCACTAGTGTCATTTACACCAAAATGCTGGTCAGTAAATGCACGTTCAGCCAAGTCTAGATAGTGTTGGTGCATTACATCTATGCCAGTCTTATAGCCCTGTATATTAGCTGTTCTCTCATGTAGTGAATCACTCATTTGAGGGCTATGTTCTCTAGCCCTTTGCAGTAGATTCTCTGCCTGAGAAAAAGTTATCTTCCGTTCAGCAGCTATCTGGTTGATTATCTTAGTCCTATTCTCCTCAAAGAATCCCTTCTCAAAGATATGAGGGAAATAGTTAGCCAGAGCCTTGAATGGGACTAGTTTACCAGAGGCAGACTTCATCATAGAACCTGACTTACGCATCAAGTCTAGGAGTTTAGCCTCATTAGCTTTGTAGACATCTATATACCTACGAACCTGCATATCCGTAGTCTTAGCCTTACCCTCTATAACTTCATGAGCCTTAGTTATCTGCTCTTTAGACATACCCTCAGCAGCCCTAGTCAAATCTGCTGATAATCCACCAGCAAATCCTGCGGCATCTGCATCTATCTTCCTAGCTGTTATGTCAATTTCTGCACCAGCAGGACCAAGATTCTTTAGTCTATGACTATTAGACTGTCCAATCTTTCCCCACAGTCCACCGACATCCTTAGCAGCAGCCTTAGTCTCACCTATCACTGACTTATCTACAGGAGCATCAGCTTTGAGAGTAGCTGCGGCAGCCTTTACTTCAGGGTCAAGACTGCTATTAGCTATATCATCTACTATCCCAGTAAATGAACCACTCTTATCATCAGCCGAGAATCCACCCCGTCCAGTTGCAGCACTAGATACAGGAGAATCTAGGATAGGTGGCAATCCACCACCAACTGGCATATTCACAGGCTCGCTAAATCCTGCTCCGGACTGTGGTGAACCAGTAGAGAATCCACTAGACGGCGGAGGCTCCAGACTAGGTAGATTCTCATGCATCCTAACAGGCTGACCTGGAAATTCTGGAGTAACCTCTCCCATAGGTGGAGGTTCTTGTATAGCTTCAGGAGGCCCGAACCCAGTATCTAGTGGCCGTTGGAGAGCCAGCCTAGGAGGAGGTATAGGCTCGACAGACGGCAACTCTGGACCCGGTGCAGGCTCTGGCATAGGCTCAGGACCAGAGACTTCAGGTGGCCTTTCTAGGACTCCACCTTCAGCAAGTGGACCCAACTCTGCACTGACCTTCATGCGCTTGACGTTAGGTGCAGTGGTAATCTCAGGTAGACTAGGCTCCGGCGTAGGCTCAGGCTCTACCTTAAATCTCTCAGGCGTCATAGCCTCAAGCCAAGTCTGTGACCTACGAGGCCATAGAGATTCTGGTATAGTTCTGTAGAGTGCAGCATCTGGGCCTTCTGGTAGACCCGGAACCATCTCACCTCTACCCTTTATAGGGGCACCTTTCTTTCCTCTATTCTTATTGAATGTCTCTATATCCTTAGATGCTGCTGTCCCTTCATCAAACCCCATTCTAGTAGAACCGGGTTCAGCCGGTTGCTGAGGGAATGTAGAGGAAGTCATAAATCTCCTGATACTCTCAGGAGTTGGACTATCTCTCCTAGCATTCTCAGCAGCTATCTCTGCACGTATAGCAGCATCTCTCTCAGCATACAAACCAAATCCTGATGCTTTCTCAGGGGGATACAGTAGCTGCTCAGGATTCCTAGACATCCTCATAGCAGCAGCTAACAGAGTATCAGCAGCAGGCTGAGTAGGTTCTATACCTGGGAAAGACTTCTCAGTAGCACCGGGTTCCCCACCCTCTACATACGTCATAGAGTGTGGTTCAGCAGTGATATCAGGTATAGGCTGTCCCCTATAATCTAGTCCAGCTAATATACTAGCCCTATGAGCAGGGTCTACCCACGGTGGAGCTAATGCTTCTTCACCATAGGGATGTCCTTCTTCAGAGTATGCATCAGGAACTTTAGCATTAGCCTTAGCTTCAGCTATACCAGCGGCTTCAGCTTCAACTCTAGCCTTAGCTTCCTGTTCAGCCTTTACTCTCTCCCTAGCATTACCTGCCTTGATTCTCTCGCCAGCAGAGTGAGCACCAGCTAGTCCAACGGCTCCCATTAACTGACCGCCAGATAGATTAACTTCCCTAGGAGAGATAGGAGTATCTGTCAGTCCCAATCCATACGCTGCACCATGACCTACATTCCATAGTGCGCGTAGAGGAACAGGAGAGAATATATTTGCTGCTTCTTCACCAGCACCAATAGCTACACCCTTAGCATCTCCCTGCCCAGCTTGGTCCATGAAATGTCTAGTTTTTTCTTCTAGACCCTGATAGCCGGGAATCATAGACTTGCCAATATCAACTCCGGCATTCCAGATATTATCTAGTGGTTTGCCTTCATTAGTAGCTAGTCTCCTAGCTGATTCTATAGCAGCTTCGGGAACTCTAGGAGTGAAAGTGTTCTTTAGAAACTCTGCTGTGCTCTTACCAAAATCGAGTAGACCTTCGCCCTTTTCTTTCCAATCCTGCCATGTAGCCGAAGTATCTGTGACTGGCTTCTCAGGGTCGAAAGAACTAGATTCCGCAGTATGTCGGTTGGGGTCAGTTAGCCATGCATGTGCTCGACGCTTCTCTATTACTTGGTCGAGAAAGTCCTTCTTAGTCTTTATCTTATCCCTCTCGAAAGTATAGACAGTTCCATCATCATCGGCTAAGTCAAACAAATTATCTTCTCTAGCTGCTTCCTCGTCTGGAGAAGGCAGGTTGATATCCCTGCCCCTAGGAAATGGCATGGTATCACCTTATTGGTCTGGCAGACCGGCAATGAAATCACTTATACTTCCAACCACTTTTCTACCACCAGTAGTAGGGGAAACAGTAGTTCCTGGAGCAGAAGTTCCAACCTTACGCTTTCTAGCATTTAGACCAAGCTGTCTCTGAGTCTCTTTCTCTACATCTCTCTGGAACTGATTGTAATCAGCGGTCTGGTCTGACCACATACTAGGTGAATATCCCTTAACTCCACCAGTGAAATTACCATTCTTATCCTTCTCACCAAATCCAGAGTATTTGTTATTACTGGTGATGACAGCCTTAACTGCTGCCTTCTTAGCACCATCCAAATCACCCTGAGTGTGATAAGGTTCATAGACAGGTTGTGTTCCAGTCTTCTCAGCTTTAGTCTTCTGTGCTTCAGCAGCAGTGACAGCAGCACCAGCCTTAGTAACATTGGCTGAAGCATTAACGCCAGCAGCCTGAGCTTCCATAATAGCAGCCTTAGCTCTATCCTTCATGGCCGCTATTATGTCAGGTTCAGCAGTAGCTAGAGCAGACTTCAAATCTGCCATAGCATTATCTACCTTAACCTTAGCATCAGCCTTACGCTTATCTATATCTAGTCTCTCAGGCATCTCAGCAGTCTTAGCTTCAATCTGCTTAGTAGTAGCATTATCCTTACCAGCACCAGCCTCATTCTTATCGACTTGAGATGGGATAAGTCCCCATCGCTGTCTATCAGTAAGCGCATCATTCATCAGAGCACGACGAGCCGTGAGACTCTGACGTTCCTCTTGTGCAGCTTCCTGCTTACCTTTAGCCTTAGTAGAGAAGTCAGACATAGCCTTTTCATAAGGCATGTCACGTATACCCTCAGCAGCGAGAACACCCTTAGATGGACTCTTATATCCTTCTGCTCCACCTACTAATGCTGCTGCTAGTCTACGCATCTTGCTAGGCGCATAGTCTTCTCTCGTAGGCTGAGTGTCTATGAACTTTCTATAGTCTTCCTGCGCCGGACCTGAAGTATCTGTCATCTGTTTGAATCTACGCATCCAGATATCTTCAGGACTCTCATTCTGCTGACCACCAACATGACGTGCTACATCATCAGGCTGGTTAGGCTGTGGCTGTGGCTGATAATAGGATTCTAGTGGCCTCTTAACTCTATTCCTAAAGAATCCACCATCATTACTCTGGTCAACACTAAATGGCAAATCATCGGGTGAGGTATCAGAACCCCCACCAGAGAATATATTTGCCATCCTGAAATACGATGGATTAAATGGCATAATATTCTCCTTTACGACATTCCAGGCACGCGACGGGATAATAGATTAGTCCCAGTCGCCATGTATGGAGCCATCTTTGTAGCAGATGCAGCAGCTTTACCTAATCCACCTATAGCACCAATACCAGTCATTGCACCAGCGGCAGAACCAACTAAGCCACCGATAGTAGATGCCCAATCTCTCTGTGGATTGTTAGCCATTCTAGCCTGAGACACATCAACAGTCTGACCAGTATTCTGTCCAAGCATCTGACGCTGTGCAGTATCATAGTATTCAACTTCAGCCGGATTAGAAGTATATAGATTGCCAAGTCCACCAAGACCAGCAAGTCTATTGTCCGTCTGGAAGTTAGCAAGCCACTTCTCATTGGCTGCATTATTAGCTGACGCATTAGCAGCATTGGCAGCAGCTTGTTGTTTAGCTTTCTGTTCCTTATCTGCAATTCCTTCAAGACCTTGTGTGCCAAACATCTTTCCACGCTGCACAAGTTCTTGACCACCAATATCAGCACCGCTAAGACCAGTAGCTGCACTAGTCCTATTCTGTGCAATGGAGTTGAGCATATTAGCTTCCATGCTCCCTGCACCCTGAAGACCTGCAAGTTTATTAGAACTCATTAGACCTTGCAGTCCAGCTTCACTACTAGCTATATTAGAACCACCCCACTGTCTGCCCTGCCTAATCTGGTCTTGCAATCCAGCTTCAGCATCCACAGCGGCACGATTAGTATCATAGGCAGAACTACGTGCCATCTTTGCAATGGCAGCAGGATTATAGTTTCCTGTAACTCCAGACATCCGGTTAGCTTCGTCCATAGCGGACTGATACTGAGCCGGAATACCTGCTGTAGCTCTCTGGCGATATGCAGTCTGGGCCGCTGCATCCATTCCACCAGTCTTAGCATATTCATCAAATACACCAGCGCCACGCATTCTAGCTTGGGCTGCTGCATCAACTCCACCAGTATTACCTATAGCCTTTAGACCTGAGATGTTCTCGTCCATCGACTTTATTCTGGACGGGTCCCATCCACCGCTACCAGCAAGACCATGCAATTGACTCATTGCATAGTTATTCTCTGCTAGGTTAACGCCCCCACCACCCATAAAATTCTTATAGGAGTTAGAAACGTCGCCATATCCACCAGCGCCAAAATTAGGTGCTGCTGCACCGGCTCCACCACCACCGCCACTCCCACCACCACCTCTGAGACTGGCGAGTAGTTCTGGACTTACACCACCATTCTTTGCAATATCTGAATAGCCACCATACATGGTGCTATACATATCATTGGCATTAGACCTAGCCGTTGCCCGCTCAGGCGCAGTTCTAGATAGATAGTCTGTAGTATAATTAGCCTGCTGCCCTTGAGCAGCATTGAGCATTTGATTAGTCTTATTCTTCTCAGTATTCTTGGCCATGACTTACGTCCGCATTCTGGAACGGAAACCACCAAATCCAGTAGGAGCTTGCGGAGCCATAGGAGCCTGTGGAATCTCAGGGCCACCCGGCTGTGGCTGTCTCATAAACTGCTGGCGCATATCCGGCATAGGTCTACGAATAGCTACAGGAGATTCAGCGGGATTCTGTCCAGTCTGTGCTAGTCTCTGAGCAAAGAAGTTATTTCCACCGGGTGGCTGCATAGTAGTCGGGCCGGGAGGCTGGAGAGCATTGATAGTATTTCCACCAGCCAATCCTCGGATTGCAGCTATTTGTCCACTAATATCAGGCATAGTCTTGCCTGGAATATTCATGGGTCCCTGAGGACCGGCGCCGGGATTTGCTTGTCTCCAAGCATCTCTCTGTTGATTAGCACCAGCCATTGCATCACCCATTCTAGAGCGTTGCCTCATAGCATTTGCACCAGCCATAGCCTGCTGTGCTCCGCCATACATATTCCCGCCGCCAGCATCAGGTTTCGCCATTTGTCTTTACCATCAAACACTGACCCACCGTATCTCTGTAACCAAAATGCTTCTTGAGGATTTTAGCGAAGTTTTCATCCCTCACAAAAGCATGAGCCTGCTCTATCTTTGAATTCGAGCAGCCTATTTGTTGCGCTTCTAGTAGTAGAGTAATTGTTTCTATCTTATCTCTTAGACTCATATTCTGGTCTATGACGAATAACCCTTCGGCAAAGACTTTAACAATCCCGAAGCCTTTAATTCCTTCTCCACTATCAACGACGCCGGAGATAATCCTGTTGCTTTTATCTGGGAGTCCAAATTGGTCTGCGTAGTGTTGTCTCCAAATCCTGTCAATTGCTTCAATATCTCCATTCCTGTCGTAGCGGAATTCCATGTGTATACCCGCCTAGTAGTGTAGTTGTAACATATAATAGTGCCGTCTAGTTTCTCAGCAAGGTGATGATTCTCTTGGAATCTCTGTTCAGAGACAAGAATATAATCCTTACGAACCATGTCGTATTGGAATATATTCTTACACTCTATTTGTATTCCACTGCCAGTCAACAGCTTCTCAGCCCTCTTAACTTTATCAATAGAAACTTCCACGCCGGACAGTGAGTAGGCTTGATATCTCCTATGAATAAACTGTAGGAGTCTACCATTTCCACATCCCAAATCTACCAGAGATTTCTTCTCAGAAGGATTCATGAACTGCTCAATCTCTTTCATGAGCCAAGCATGAGCATCACGTTCATCTCTTTCTGATGGAAATCCATTATCATCAGGTGGAAATTCCAGAGTTGCTAGTGATTTGTGGAAGCTAGCAGTCTCAGTCAGCTTCACTCTCTGTTCATTAGTGAATGGAAATGCTAGACCTGAACCTGCATGGACAGGTTGGTAGATTCCTGGCTTCTGAAACTTATATTCAAATGGAGTGGCATCAGTCTTAGTAACTATCTTGAAGATTGGTGTTCTAATCTCAGCATAGCCATGAAGTGCTGACCATTCCATTGGCATATCACAGAGATTAGCGATACTCTGTGCTACCTTAGCCATTCCATTCTGAATCATCATAGACTGTAGGCTCTTAGCAATTTCTACAGTAGCCCCACAGAAAAATTTGCATGGCAGATGGAATACAGGCCTAACTCCCACACATTTCAGTAGGACATTAGCAAGACTATGGAATTCCTGATTAGAATTCTCATACTGAGGCCATGTCAGGTCAAAATAGTGCTGCTGATTCCACCAATAATCGAAATTGTTGACACAGCACACAGGATATCCAAGTCTTTCTAGAGCTTGGAACTGATTATCCTCAAAATATTCTGGTTCCCTATGGATTGCTACACGATAGGAGAACTTATTTGTAATTGTAGCTACATGCCTAGACGAATACATGCCAGTATCGGCCATCTTACCGAGTATAGTCATGTAAAGTCTATTACTTATCACTCGTTTAGAGAAATCTAGTATGTCATCAGGAGATACAGCTACTATCGCTGCTTCTCTGAGATTGTTTATGACAGACAGTATCTCTATCTCACGCCATGATGAGCTAACCTGACTAATGATAGGCTCCCAGTAGTTCTTGGCAGCCTTGGACACCCAGATTATGCTGGTAGTGTCTGGAATATTGGCAGTTGCTTCATCTATTCTAGTTAGTGGCATTTCTAACCTCTACGTTAATACTAACAAAATCGTAATGGTCAAGATGAGGAGTATCATTATGACTATTACTAGCCAGTTGGCGCGGAGTAAAGCCCACCTTGTCCTCATAATACTTGAACAGGCGCATTAAAAGTCCGCAGTGTCTAGTTTTATTTCTCCAGTCGTCAGACTCTCCTGGACATTCACCTCGACAAACTGGGAAATACCTACAATCCTTACAGCCCCCGTATTCTTGAGGGGTATTGATAAGCGCATGGTGGCGTTCATTCCAGTCGGTGTCAGACTTAAGCCAATTGATACCGTCTTTATTTGTCCGGCCACAGTTTGAAAGGGTTCCATCGGGATTGATTCCATGGACCGCCTCAGTCTTAAGTGGATTACATCCACCCCAAATACAAGTAGGAGAGAATTCCTCACCCTTCATCATGCGTGGGATATCAGAGAAGATATCTATCGTAATCCCATGATGAAGTTCTGCAAGTTCAGTAACTGCCTTAAATGCTTCATCCTCAGTAAGAGCTACATTCTCTACAAGTTTATGGTCTACTTCTAACAGATGCAGTCTAGCAAATTTCAATCCCATACTAGACAACATCACAAACCAATTCTTTAGAAGTTGTAGCTTATCACCTGCTGCATTCTTCTTATGTATCGTAACAATCAGAGATACACTTAACTTCCCGGCGCGGAGGATGTTAGTCAGATTAGTATGACTTCTCTCCGTCATGGTTCGTGTCTTAGTCAACGAACCTGCCCATCTCAAATCATTTAATTCATGCGGGCCGTCAAGTGAGAATCCTACATGAACATTATACTTCTCGAATAACTCTATATGCTTAGGAGTTATGAGGGAACCATTCGTCTGTATCCCATTTGCCTTGTATTTGTCGAAACCATATTTGAACAGTTTCTCAAGAATATCAATGGGAGTAACTAGAGCCTCACCACCGAATATAGTAAATGACTGTCCAGCATTATCTAATGCTTCAATCATCTTCTCTACATTCATAATTGTAGTGAAGTTACCAGCGTCCCTCATAGGATTCTGATAGCAATAGGAACATGATAGGTTACACTTGATTCCACTAGGTAGAATTTCAACAGACATTAGGGACCCACATAGGTAGGAAAGTCGATGTGTGCAGTATCATTGTGCGTATCTACATGAGCTGTATCTTGGTGTGCAGCATCACCATGAGCTACGTCAACATGTGCAACATCAGTATGAGAATCAGAATGTGTAGTATCGCTATGGGCCTTATCCACATGAGCCACATCCGTATGTGAATCCCCATGTGATACATCTCCATGTCCTACGTTCTCAAATGGTGCATCTCCATGTGCAGTATCACCATGAGAATCCTGATGCGGGACATCTATGTGTGCTTGGTCAGAATGAACAATAACTCCACCACCACCAGTATCAAGATGGGATGTATAAGAACCGGGGGGATTTACTGGAACATCAGTAAAATCTCCATGATTAGGCGGATATACATCTATATGTGACTGAGTTGATTGAGCCACATCAGAATGAGAATCTGAGTGAGCCACAGCATCAGTATGGTCACGATGTGGATAATCAGTATGTGCTGTATCCCCATGAGTATCTGTGTGACTATCTCCATGTGGAGTATCAGCATGTGCTCCATCTGCATGAGTATCAGTATGAGCATCAGTATGTGCTACATCTGTATGTGCAGAATCTGCATGAGTCGTATCTGAATGTCCATCTATGTGAGTGGTATCAGAATGCCCCTCAAGTTCTCTAGAACCAGCCTGTGCTATCCAGTGTAGCTTAGATATGATAGCCCATAGACTGCCACCCAATGCTCCGGCGGGAGATGATATGAGAGTATTTGGAACCTGTCTATTCTTACCTGTCGCATCTATATAGTGTAGAAAGTCACCTTCTACCCAAATACTGCCCGGAACTGCACCCGCTGGAGTAGATACTATATCTCCAGTGTAGAAATATTCCTCGGCAGCTTGGTCTACAAAATGTAGACTAGCTGCATCTACCCAGATTGATGGTAACTTAGCCACCTATGTAGCCCACTTATTAGCGCCAACAGGAATAACCAACGCATTTCTTACATAGATTGCATTGGGTCGTATAGCACTAGAGCCTATATTTCTAGTTCCATCTGCATCAAATGATATATTACCAGCCATTTGCAGAGATGATATACCCACTATAGTTCCACCAGTAATTGCCACAGCTATGGCATTCTGGGTGGACATAGTTCCTAGACCAAGACTGACTACTATACCAGCAGGAGTATTAGCTCCAGTTCCGCCACCAGCTATAGATATTAACTTATCTACCCATGCCGTGCCATTCCACTCTTGGAATACGTTAGTAGTCCTATTATATCTAATAGAACCAGTAGGTTGATTTGATGGCGTGGTTACAAACAGAGTTGCACTATCAGTGTCCTTACCTGCTAGATAACTAAGGACATCAACGTATAAATCTGTTATAGCTGGCTTAGACCAATCAGACATTGGATTATCCCGTTACTTCTCTTGGGAATTCTCTCTGCGCTTTAAGTTCATCTAGTTCTGTTCTTAGATTCTCACACTCAGCAGTCTTCTCATTATACATAGCAGTTAATTCTACTAGAGCCTTATCCTGTCTATTCTGAATGATAGTCTGCTTAGCAATTACTCCAAGAAGTTCTTCTAGATTAGTCTCTAGTCCAGCCATTTGTCACCTACTTTAGTAGAGTCTCAAACACATCATCTATAGCTTTACGAAACTTAGAATCAGGAGAACTATCATCTAGAGTCTGGTCCTGCACCATAGCTAGCAGAGCCAATCTCTCACAATGATACTCTGCATTCATCAGATATTCCCTAGCCTTGAGAGTCTTAGGCGTGGGAGTATTTGGGTCTTTGGCAGCTTCAGCAAGCAATACATCTTCAGCAGCTACCATGAGTATCCGCCTGATAGCACCAGTATTCATCTTTTCAACTATCCCACGGTAGCTCATATAATCTCCTACGTCTTGACGATGTAGTTCACTGTCTGAAATGGTGGATTCTTCGCATCACTATTAGCATTCACAGCAGCATTACCTGCTAAACTGGTTACGCTTACAGTTAATGCTGGAATAGATAAAGCTGGAACAGAATGTGTGTGAGTTCCTGTTGGTAATGATGTTGGAGAACCCTGCTGAGCAACTACAGTTGCAGATGGTGCTCCAGTAGTTCCAGTGCCAGTAGAACTAGCTACAGTTGCACCAGCGCCAGTTCCTGTAACTGGAGCAGTTTGAGTAACTGTATGAAAATGGTCAATTGCTCCACCGACAGAACCTAATACAGCACCAGTTCCAGAAGCAGCTTTGCCTAATGGAAATCTCTGCACTAAGTTAGGAATATTAAATGTAGTAGAGCCATCACCAGGCCCATACAATATTCCCAACACTGCAAACAAAGCTGCAAATGTAGTTCTACTTACAGCCGCACCATTACAGAGTAAAAATCCTGTAGGAGCCGCTCCACCACCATAAGCTATAATACTACCAGATGGCATACCAGCCGGAGCTACAGCAGGATTTAATGTTCCTTCATTAAGCACACTGGCATTCAATGGGAGCGGAACATATGTCGCTCCATTATCAGTGGAATACTCAAAGATATGAGTAGAGTCATTCCACCGTAGCCAGTTAGATGTGATAGCCATTAGCTACAAACTCTCCAGTAGGTTCCATCGAATATCACTATTACACCACTACCATTACCGATGGTTCCTGTAGCTAAAGATATATTTCCACCAGTAGCTAATGTCATACCACCGCTTACACACATGATAAATAGTATTCTACCAGTTGAACCACCAGTAATGCTCTGGATACTGAATCCACCACCAGTTACTCTTAACATACTAGTATTAGCATTAAGTGCTACAGCTGAATTTGCAGCAGATAATGTAACTGATTGAACACCAGTAGCATTTACTCCACCAATGTTAGCATAGCCAGCAGTAACAGCACCACACGTAACCATATTACCTTGGGTATTAATTTGTGCACAAGTTATATTTCCACAAGTTATATCCCCAGTGTTTATGGTTGAGGGAGAAAATGACGCAGCAGTTAATGCACCCACCACATTCAGGGTGCTATTCATTGTAACTGGAGCAGAGAATGTGGTGGCACCTGCTATTGTGATTGCACCTGCACCAGATATTGTTATCCGTGCAGTGTTTGAGGTCTTGAGATATATAGGTCCAGAAAATGTAGTAAGGTTAAGACCATTAGGAGCACCTGCATAAAGTGAAAGTGCATCAGCTATAATATAAGGATTGGTAGAAGCACCACTACCTACACCAATATATCCTCTGGTAGCACCTACGTTATTCTGGAATACTATAGCAACGTAAGCATTAGCTCCGGCGCTGAGGTTAGCTAATGTAAGCTGACTAGCACCATCAAATGACGATGTGATAATAGAAGCTATCCCACCAGTAGCTGCTAATGTTAAGTTCCCTGCCCTATCAAGAGAGAATAGAGTAGCAGGTGAAGCCAATAAATCATTTAGAGTTTTAATCTTAAATGCAGATGTATCAGCAGATATATCCCAATTCTTCTGGTCTGCTGCGGCATCAGTTTCATTAAACCTAATTCCAGGATTTATGCCAGAGTATGTATTTAATCCAGTCCAAGTATTAGGTGCAGACAATGAAGGTCCACTACCGCCAGGAATTACAGCAGGTGGCAGAGTGCCTTCAGTAATAATTGCAGCATTCAACGGCAATGGATTGAATGATGCCCCATTGTCCGTAGAATACTCAAATATATGAGATGTGGGATTCCACCGTAGCCATTGAGCTGCCATTAGACAATTCCCCTAACCTGCCATGAAACATTCGCATTAACTCTAACACCGATAGAGTTAAATACTAGAACCTTAAAACTTACAGGATTAGGGATATCTACGAAATCATAGATAATAGTCAATGGCTCAATAGTCTTAGTTGGTGAGATGTTAATAGAATCTACATCCTTAAATGGCTTATTGAAGAACACTACAGTTCCGGCCACATCAGCAGCCAATGCATTCAAGTTACCAGAATCCATCTCACGCTTAACATCTATTGAGAATGTCAGATTATAGAACAGAGCCAATGCCTTATCATTGTTCTCTGTGAAGTCTATAGTAACTCGGACATATCTGAACGATGTCAAGAAAACAGATTTGGCGTGGACTATAGGAGTCCAAGTAACTCTGTCTAATGAACCTTCCACGCCGGGAGTCTCAGTTACTGTGCCAGCCAAAGACAATTGCTCTATGGTATAGTTCATGTTGAACAGTGTATTATTTATCACTGTCCCATAGTCAATTATCTCCTGATACTTACCAGTAGTTAAGGTGGGCTGAATGTAAATTGGATGTCCAGAATTAACTTGGTCTGATATCTTAGTCCAACCTTGAGATGAGAAGTGAGTATCCCAAGTCTTGACCAAATCTATACAGACGAGAATCTTACCAGTATTGTCTGATATCCAAGTCCAGTTCTGTCCAGCTAATTGATTAGCATCCCAGCCTACGAACTCATCATTTACCCAACCAGCTATAGGACTACCATATACAAGAGCATTAACCTTCAGACCAGAGAGAATACTCTTACGAAAGTCAAGTAACTCAAAGTCAGGAGGCTGTGCTACTACTAGAGTTACTGATGCAGTAGGACCAATATTGCCAGCTATATCTGTGGGAGTTACACTATAAGTAAAAGTCCCGGCGGCACTTTCAAATGCAGCTATGAAAGTTCCCTTCTGAGTTCCTATCAGAACTGGACCTTTAGCTATAGTATAGTAATCTATATCCCATATTGATGATGGGTCACTCCACTGCAATAGGATGTTGTTATCTATTACCCGTCCATTGACAGTAAACGAACCTATTGGAGTTATGACTACATCAACGAATGAGAATCCATCAGAATGAACTCCGGCCCCATTTATTGACTTGAGTAGATATCTCGTAGTCCCTACAATTATCGGGTCTAGGCGTGCCTCAGTTATTCCAGTGATGGTAATCTGATTGGCAGTCTCCCAAACTGAGCCTCTACGAATCTCATATGTCCTAGCATTCGCAGCAGCTTGCCATGTAAGAACTAGATTTCTTTTGGTAGTTGAATAAGTAAACCCAACCGGAGTATCTGGTGTAGGTTGAGTTACAATTATAGCTACCCTATCAATTACAGGGAATACCTTAGTCTGAAGGTCATCTACACTATTTACTAACCCATTAAGAATATCATACAGGCGTGGGTCTACCTGCTGGTATCCTTGTATTAGAGTTTGAATATCAGCTACTCGAACTACATCATCAGTAGCCATTAGAACTCTGGCCTTTCAGCCCACATTGCCATTCCGTAAACCCAAATTCCTCTAATGTTGAAGAATTCACCTAGTTGGTCTACACGGAATCTGAAAGACATGAACTCATTCTGAGCACCTATAAACTCCCGCTTGATAAGTTGTCCAGGAGAATTAGATAGTAAGATGCTCGGAGCATTTATGACTAGAGTTCTATCAAGAGATGATGCAGCTATCTGTAGGTTTCCATTTCCATTTACTCTAAGTCTCACTCCTGAGAACATACACATTCCACCCTTAGGGTCATGTGATATGAGTGAAGTCTCAAAGTAAGATATCTTAGGATTACTCCAATCATCCGGCGTGGTTGGGTCAGCCTTGTATATATTCCCCGGTGCTCCTGCATACTTGTATGTAGCCTGCTTAGTTGAATAGACGATATCAACAAACGAAGCTACTAGGTCTACAGGAAATCTCCAAACAGCCCACTTGATATCAGCACTGTTCATACCTTCAGTGTAATCAGCATAAAGGATATGAGATGCAGTAGCCGCGCCGTCAAGTGGAACCATTACATAGATTTTTGAATCAATCGGATTCAGGCTTACAGTTACTTTATTGAATACCTGCTTATTGATTCTTTTCCAAATATCATTTATCTTACCAGTAAGTTCATCACCAAATGTTCCATTGAACAGCATCAATCCCTGACGTGATGCCACAACAAATCTATCAGTAGTCTGACCTTCGATATCCAATACTTGCTGGATTCCAAAGCATTCAGTTCCTATTGCTGCATCAAGACTTGAGACAGTCCACGTAGCTGCTACATCATTGTTAGTCTGTGTGATATAGCATCTATAGGACTTGAACATTATCATCTGCCCACGGAACTCTACGCAGGCTCTGACAGTCCCACCGTTATCCTTTGGATAGCAGTCTAGAAATCCATCTACATCACTAAACGCTTCAGGCTGGTTTATCTGAGATACGCGCACGCGAGCAGGTGCTGCATCTTCACCACAGACTACGAGTGAATTCTTATAGATAGCAAGACCCACACCAGCAGGACAATTAGCGCGTAAATCAAGAAGATACGCAGCAGATTGAACGAGAGAAGCATCAAAGAAATCAACAGTAAATGTAGTAGATGTATTATCACCAAGCCGTCCGTTAGGAACTTGGAAGAATTCATACTGAGCTGGGTTGTTATTGTAGCTAGCTATAGTCTCAGTAGCTACAATCCAACGAGCTACAGTTCCGGGGGGTCCAATAGGAATGTTGGATAAGTCTGCCTTCTTACTACCAACAGCAGTGAGGACTGCCACAGGACCATACTTGGTAAGGAATCCAGAAGTAGTCTCAAATGCTACAGCAAATAGATGTGTGCCTATTTCTACGCTACCGGCAGCAGTGGAGTTTGTAACTGTAGGTGCAGATGCAGGAGCAGCACCACCAGCAATTCTAGCTAATCCTGCACCTTCATATACATATACATACTCACCCGGTAATCCTCTATCTCCATTGTGTGGACTTATGAATGCTCTATCGAACATCACTACGCACGAAAAATCTGTCATTGCTGGAATAGTTAAGATAGCTACTCCAGGCGCAGTCGAATCATATATCGAACCATCATCCTTCAAACAAAGATATCTGGTAGCCTCACCAGATTTCTCATAGGTATGAACACGAAGCAAAGGTCCAGTGATAGTTAAGTCTAGTGCTGAGCCATATCTAGACCTAATTTCTTCAGTATCAAAGGATACATTATATGCTTCTATAGAGTGGTCGATAGGGACAGCTTCATCATGTCCTCTATCAAACACACCCTTAAAAGCATTTATTAACTTTGCTTCGTGTTCAGCTATCACATTACACCGCCGCAATAACTGGGAACCACTTAGCTTGTGAACGGCTGTAGACTAGAGTCTGAGCACGATTGACTACCAGAGCTACAGCAACTGCTATATTACCAGTCGCTACCAGAGTAGCAGCAGCGAGAGGAATAAGAGTAACTGCCTGATTCCCAACACCCGGAGTCTTAGGAATCAGATTTGCGATAGCAGCCGTGCCTGATACAATGAGAACGTCAGCATTAGCTTCCATCGTTGCTGCTGATGCCACGATTCTCTCTGAGAGTTTGCTTATCTGTCCCGGAAATCCCATTTTAATCTCCTCGACAGGTTATACACTACGGAGTTTTGGAACTCTATAGGGTAGTCTCCTGACTGGTTTACCTTGCTGGTTTCCCAGTTCGATTTGAATATACGTGGTTAGACGATACCGATACACACCTTCTTTGACAATACCATCTTTAGGATTCTTAGCAAGGTGAGTAGCAGCAATGCTGGCTATCTTAGCCCCCAGAAGACCGGCGCCGTTAGTCATGTTGATAATGCTATTTTCGTTGGTTATTACTCCAATAGCATTATTGATATACTTCATCCGAACTTCTTTATCTACTGTAGCTCCGATGAGTTGGATAGCATTCTTTCTGAATGTCCACAGTCTGAGACTAGTAGTCTTGGCTACCGAAGGCTCCCAGGCCTTTTCTTCCATAGATGTATACATTGTATCGCCTATGTTTCGTTCCTCAAGAGATATAGGAACAAACATATCAGTAGGCGGTGTATCTATGGAAGTATTAGGAGATGTCACCTTCAATGGTGCAGATGTAATCTCCTTGAACAGACGAAATCCGTTAGCTACCAAATCATTACACAATTCCTCATAGGCTTGTAGTGATACACCTAGAAGAACTTCGTTTGTCCATGTGACCTGATTAGGGTCATTCATTAGGACAGCAGCAGCTTTGATAGCGTCGGCAACTATCATTATGCACTCTTTCTAAGCAATAGCTTTCTTCAATTCTTCGTCAGTCACAAGCTGGCGTCCACAAGTAGGACAGACCAGAGCGCCAGCATTTATGGTGCTTGTGCAATACTTGCAGTTCTTGAAAGCAACCATGTCCTTAACTTCAACATTCCAAGGCCGCTCACCAATCTGAGACTTCAGTGCGACTGCCGCGGCACGTTGTATTGCAGTTATAGAACGATGCTGCTGATTCCTAGTCCAATCATCATCTGCAACCTTGACGAGTCTAAGGAACCAACGATTCTGGCAGTCCTTAACCTCGTTAAGTTTCTTGAGATGGTCTTTCAGTATGGCTGATTTCTCAAGATGACCATCAAGCCAGAACAATCCCGGCGTGGCCTGTCCTGTATAATCCAACTCTATACATGAATACATATAGTCCTTCACGATAGAATCAGCCAGCTTGTGTGAATCTATGGGAACTGAGACTGTTCCTCGGTCTTGGTCAAGATACAAATGACCATAACCATCTTCAATTTTGAGAGTTTCAAAATCTCCCATTCTAGCGGCAGGTATGAAATACTCTACCGGCATGATGCTAGGCTTAGATTCTCGGATATCGCAAGGCATTAGCGAAACGATAGTAGCTAGTGACATTATACAGTCTCCCTGTCAACGACCTCAGTTGAGTAGCTTCTCATTGCATCTTCTAGGATTACTAGATTTTCCTCAGCTTCCTTATCTATGATAGCCTGATGTTCGCCGCGAACCATAGAATCATTCTTCCTCTCTATCGTATGATTCATCAGCTTGTATATAAGTGCCTCGACAGCTTCCCACAGCAATTCTTGTGGCTGACCCTTGGCATCTTGAAAGACCCAGATAGGTTCATATGAATAGCCAGAGACATTAACTAGCTCCGGCTGCTGACCTATATATGCAAACTTCTCTAGAACAAAGCAGTTCTTAGCATATGGATACTTAGGAACTTGTCTAACTTCAGGAAATACCATCAAAGGGCCAAATAGCCCCTTACGATATTCCAACTCATTATTCGAGAACACTACACGAAAGATAGGTTTATTATCGAATACATGAGTTCCGTAGCGTTCGAGTAGAATCTTATTACAGTGTGATAGAGTCATAAAAAATGAGGGGCAGAACTAAGTCTACCCCCCATCCCCAATAGCAGTAAGGGTTAGTAGCCGCTCGGAACTGCGAGGCTCGCAATATACGAGCACGCAGCAGGATTGTTCACAAACAGATTGAACGAAGCTGTGATGTAGAATATCTGGCTAGTAGCAACGCCGCCAGTGGCACCGCGGATTTCAAATATCCGTCGTCCATCTACATCATAGAACTTCGCAGGATGCATCTCTGCACGACCCCAGACTTCAGAAATAACGAAGTCGATACGAGTCTTGTCCCAGAGATATGAAGGCTTAACAGCGGCACCGGCCAACTGCATTCCTTCACCAAAATACAGATTGAGTTTCTCAGGAGCAGCCTGCTTCATTATCATTGAAACAAGCTGACCGAGTTCCTCATAAGCCTGCACCTGACAAGGATGCATCCATGCAACAGGCTTATATGACTGGCTGATACCAACACGGTCGCCAATCTTGTTAACAGCAAGTCTCGCAAGTGGAAGTGCAAGTCCACCATTGTTTGCGTTAACACGATTCGCACGAATCTCAGGCGTGGCAGACCTATCAAAGCCAAGCCAGAATCCCGTGGAAGCATCATTGTGATGATAAGGAACGCCCATAATACTAGTGGGCGGGACAGTCGTAGTTCCTTCTACAACTACCTTATCACCAGTGGTCGTTGCACCAGTAGTTCCTGCGACTCGAATCTGTTTATTATTCAAGTCATAGAAATCTATTGGAGCATAACCATTGAACGATGCCAGCCCAGTATGGGTGCGCCGAGTAGTCAAGCCAGTATCATAGATTGATATAGCCTGACCATATCGGAGCAGCTTCACACCAAAGCCGTCAGTAGCAAGCGTAAGAGTATCCTTACCACCCGCAGTAGTGGCTGGCGCAGAGACTGTGCCGAGGACACCATTTCCACCCGTCATACAGAGAGCATCCACATTGCGGCGGAACTCTGGCATAGCCTTAGCCAGAAGATGCTTCAAAGTATTCAGGACAGACTTACGTGCATCATCAGTAGCCCATTCAGCTTTCTTAGTCCACTGAACGGCATACCGCATATGAAACGTGTCAACCTGAGCTTTGTCAAAGGATGGGCCTTCGCCAACTCCCAAGTCTCCACCATCGGGGTCAAACATACCAAATCGACCACCGGGGCGCAGTTCAAGAGGAACGCGCATTGTGCGAGCTGAGACAGTCTCGACGTTCTTCTTTTCTATGGACGAGTAAAATACATCGTCCCTATCAAAGAGTGTCGGGATAGTTGGCTCGACTCGCTCAAGCTCGTTTGCGACTACCTGAGCTTCTACAAGTGCCATTTTATTTCATTATCCTATTAAGGATATCCATGTCGGACATGCCCTTAGTATCTTTCATGTCCAACTTTCCTTTAGTCCCTTTAGAGCCAGTCTTTTGGGCTGGACGATTGCCCGTTCCATTAGCTTTATTTGGAAGACTTGACTTCGTCTTACGACCGAGCGCCTCTGCTCTGAGTCGAGACTTTACACCCGGTAACAGTCTAAGCGCACGCGCCAGATACGTGTCCTTAATCCTGGTCTTTCCGCTGCGAGGCATACCGGATTTCCGGAAATTATCCCAGAGAGAATCCATAGTCCGAATGTGAGCTTTGTCGGATTCGAGTAGTTTACCCACTTCAGCTACGACATCATCCATCAACTTCTTTCTAGTATACTCACCCAACTGATTATTTGGGTCAATATCTTTCATTATATTCTTCTTTAGTTCCGTATAGATTTCTCCAGCCACGCCAGAATACTCGTTGCCGAATCTCTCGGTTTCCCAACGAGCTTTTTCCTCAAGGAATCTCTGACGTTCAGGGTCTATCTTATTCTCGGCCCTGACAGTAGGGGGCTTCATCTCATCGTTATTGAATAGCCACTTGCTTATCCAGCGTGCAGCTAATGCCAGATTCTTATTATCTGAATCTACACCTTCCTTGAATGCACTATATAGCGCAGTCTGAAGGACAGGCTGCACGGCCTGATAATATAAGTTCTGGTCAGCACTGAACAGAGTTGGTAGGAACTGGTCTACGAAACTCTGATATGATTTGACATCACCACTTTCTTTCAGGCTCTGAAGTAGTTCCTTAGAACTGCCTTGCAGAAGTTTATCCTGAAAGTAATTATACGTGTCCGCAGTTTCCTTAGATTCGATTGCTTCATCAGGAGTTGCAAAGATTTCCTGGTATTGACGGCTGAGAAATAATCCCTGTCTAAGTTCCGGGAACTCTTTGAAGACATTAGGATACTTCTTAGTGACAGCCTTTACAGTAGTCTTATCTGCTTCTTCCAGACCTTCTTCAAGTTCTGCTTTATCTTCTGGTTCTTTTTCAGCGTCTTCATCAGTCTCGTCAGTTTCAGCATCCTCATCACTTGCGTCATCTCTAGGTTCAGTTTCTTCGTCTCCTTTATCTCCTTCTTCTGAGTCTGTGTCAATATCATCTAGGATATCCATATCTGACTTAGAAGATTCATCCACACTTCCGGCTGCTGGATTGTCATTCTCAGGAGCCAGTGTTACGAAACGGTTAGATAGTGTCATAGTAGTATCCATTATCCTTTAACGAGTCTTACATTAGCATTTCCACCATTGACTCTAATAAATCCTGCGGCAACTTCCTGTCCAGCAGTTCCAAATGCCGGGTCTGTAGCTGGAACTAGATTCTTTGCATTGCTCATGTCAGAGTTATTACTAATATCAACTGATGTAGCAGTGAGAGCAGTAATGAACATACGATACTTAACAGGAGGTATCGCACGTATAGCATTATCAGTTATAACAGTAGTGCCTGACTGCAAAAGTTCTGTCGGCATTTTATGCTCCCTGCGGTGGTGGCTGCTGAGACTGGTCCATTGGTGGTGGCTGCCCTTGGTCTGGAGGCTGCCCATTAGGAGACTGTCCCGGAGGCATAGCAGCAGCCTGCATTTGTTGTTTCATCATTTCAGCCTGTGGTCCCATTTGCATATGAGCCATCAGATGCTGATTCATAATATCATAAATCTGTGGTTGAGTGCTCTTAAGAGCTATACCATATTCACCATTCATGTATTCCAAGAGCACGAGGACGTGGACATCATGTGCATCCACCATCATCTCAGGCTCTATTGGAATACCCTTGACAAATTGTGATATCTCCCAGAGCTGTTTATTTCTGTCTTCCTGACCCGGCACAAACAATTCTGTAAGGCCAAGTATATCGGCTATCAGACCTGCATTCTCAGGACGTTGGAGAATCTCATTGATTGCATCATTACCCATCGTCAAGAGATTCTGGATAACATCTTTCTTCTGTCCCCATGACATCGGGAACTGTTCATTATATTCTGGCTCGACTCTACCTATACTTCCCTGAGCCTCAGCCATCTTTATCCAGACGTTCAGGAATGTATTACCTGACTTCTGGACAAACGCCACATCATCTTCCATCTCTTTGATGTAACGATATGTAGCCTTCTGCATCATTCTTGCCCACCAATTACCAACGACTCTCCACATAATCTGAAGTCGCTGAAGTGAGGCATTCTTAGATGATTCATATTCTGATGCAGTGCCACCACCGCCCTGTATTACTCCGCCATATATGGAAGGATATGCACCGCAAGCAAACTGTCCATACTGTTCAAGACGCCTATCAAACATATTCACTTCGTCTGATAGTGTAGCAGTCTTGGTCTGATAGAATCCCTTACCTATATCCTCACCAAGACTAGCCTTCGTCGGGAATACATCGCCGGGCCTAGCCCTAGATTTTGAAAACTTATCAAAGTCTAGGACAGTAGGACTAGCGAACGTGATACCTATACCTTGCTCGATAGTATCTTTGGTAAGGTTAACAACCATCGTAACCATGTCTTGTATATCAAGAAGGCCACGACCTTGAGGCTGTCCATAGATATCATTATAGAGTGGATTCTCTGAGAGAACCCAATCATCATCTAGGTCAGCCTCATTGTATTCTGCGAGGACTTCATCAACCTTGCACAGATAGACTCCCTTGGGATACAGACCAAGCAGTAAATCTCTTTGGTCTTCATTAAGGGAATAGAATGCACAGGGACGATACCATCGCTTGCGGATAGTGCAGAGTGCAGAGTTTGATTGGTCGATATGAAGCGAGGTCAGACGAGTCCAGCGCAGATATGAATTGGATGCATTCGTTCCAACTATCTTATCAGCAATATGGTCATGTTCCATCTTAGCCTTGGCTTCATCTTCCTCATAGTCAAGGCCGAGATATGGAGTATCACATTGCTTACGAACATGCGAGGGCACAAAGAAATGAAGTGGACCCCACAGATTTATAGTAACCTTCTTACGAACTATCTCCTCAATACTTTCAATCTTCTCAGAGACAGTCTCCTTCTCATCCATTATCGGCTCACCAGAATATCCACATGTCTCACATTGTGGTGGCATTTCTGGTTGATTAGGGTCTTCTGATGGAGGTGGCATCGGCATAGGAGAGCCACACTCTGGACAGATAGGCTCAAGACTTATATCTGTCTGAGTCCCCATCTTAGGACGTTGAATCTTTGGCTTGGAGTAATCATCCTCAGTAGTGATGTTGGCTGCTACTATTCCACCGTTATACAGGTTGAACATAGCCTTCATCAACATCATCTCTGAGCCATTCTCCTTCTCTATCATCTTGGACAGAGATGAGAATGTCTTGGCCGTCAGGATGTCATCATGCTTATCTGCATCCTGAGGAAAGTATCTGACCTTGGGTGTAGCATTAGACAGAGCTGCTATGATTGACTCACCATACGCTTTGTAGATATTTATTATTTTTGGCAGTTCCTCGTTATCATTCAGGTCTGACTCAGTGATAGGGGTATAGTCAGTCCCGGCCTCATTCCAGAACACATTCTGTATGCCCTGCCAGTAGTAATCCAATAGCTTGAGAATCCTAGCCCTAGTAATACGGACAGATTCCTCACGACTATCGTAATGTTCTACGAGAGCATTCAGAGCTTCTTCAATATCTTCTGTATTAGTTTCTTCAACCGGCTCCAGTGGAGGTTCCTCAATAGAATCCTCAAGCGGAGTCTCCGGCCCAGAATCCAGAGTATCCTCAGCCGGTGGCTCTCCCATCATAGATGGGTCCATCATCGGGTCTGGAGTATCAAGTCCGGGTATCGTATCAGCCATTTTATCTTCTTCTTATAGGACGTTCTGCCGGTAAATCTATATCACCCTTAGAGAATGGGTCTACTTGTTCTGGTATAGTATTGCCTGGGCCTGGTGTTATAGGAATCCTATCATATATATTAAACGGCTTACCTAATGTTCTCAGGATAGACTCCATAGGGTCATGAGGATTAGCAAAGTCCCAGCTATCAAACATAGATAGATAAGGCTTGCCTTGCTCATCTTTTCCTATCGAAGTTCTAGCACTACCTAATCCCATATAATTAGATAAATTGCTAGAACCTATACCACCGTAATTCCCACCTAAAGCTACACTAGGATTATGCTCCAATGACATAGGTAGTTTGAGTTCATTTATATTCTTACCAACCACTTCCTTCGGCATTTGTATAATCCGAGGAAGATATTTATACTGACTCTTAAATGGTTGGTCCTGAAACTTAGTTAATGATGTTGGTCTATATGGTGCATCAGGTAAAGCATTTGTGTCATCACCAAGATACTGAGCTACTTGCTTCCTACGAACTTCTGGACTAAGAGATGAATTACCCCTTACTAATTTCTTCATCAAGCTAGTCATGAAACTATCTTGTTCCTCAGCAGGAACTTTAAGCTGAGGTTCAGTCTCAGTTTCAGACCACGGCTTCTTGATTTTGAATGGGGCCATGTTCTTTAACTTGAACTTTATGCTTCAACTCTAACTCACGCCGGATATCTTTGAAGTTACGACGCGCCGTAATTGGCTGCATAACTTCTGTAGACGGTCCAGATTCCACAGGATTATCAGTGAGCTTAGCCACAAGAACCCTGTTAGCTTCATCCAAAGTCTTGATGTGTGCTTTAAGGTAAGTCTCGTATTCCTCATGGACTGCACACGTAGGACAATTATTGATGATGCCTTGGTCTGAACTGTTTGAATAATCGTCCGACGCGTATATTCTTCGTCCTGTCAAGATGTTCCAAGCGTCTATGAAACGCTGTCTGATTTCCGGTTTGCTGGAGTTCGTCATAGATTTGAGATTCTTTTCGTAGTGCAATGTCCATTGCTTCAGTAGACTCTCTCCACTTGTCGATACCTTTAAGGAGGTATCGCAAATCGTCGTAAAAATCATCACCAAGCTCAGTATCTGTAGCGTCCCACTTCTTTACATCTTCAGCAGACTTTCCAATCTTATCCTCGACATATACACACATCGGGATTGTATTGATTAGATATTGACAGGTGCTGAATATCTGTAGCTTAGGCAGAACCTCTGGCTTCTTAGGAACAAACCTAGACAGATAATCATCATACAACTTAATATTGCCAGTCCTAAGTATCCTAGCGGCGAGTTCAGAATCATATTCCTCGACTTGAGTGGGCTGAGGAAGTGGCTCAAGTCTAAGATATTCGTGAATCAGCAACTTACCTGAGAGTCTCTCATTATCAGCAGCAGTCGGAACAAACTCTACATGACCTTCAAGAGTCTCAGTCTTAGCATATTCCATGAACTCTTGAGCAACTGTATTGGTTCCACGGTTCTGCCATGCACTGCCATCTAGTTTAGGACCAATAGCTAACTGTTCACTTCCTGTGAGAATTGCGAAATTCTTGGCCCAGAGTGATGTGGTCTCTTGTCGAGACATGTATTCTCTGTATATATAAACTCGACCATCTGGAGATAACGCACCCCATAGAATAGCCGTAGGATGGTTATAGCCCCAATCAATCGCAGCAAATCTAGGCCACCACTTAGGAATCTCAAACGGTTCACAGACATGGCTTCTTTGTAGAGTGTCATTAGGTAGAGGTGCTCGAAGAAACTCCTCAAATACCTGACCCTTGAATGCGTCCCAGTCTCCAAGAACCTTAGCTTTATATTCCGCTTCGGGTAGGTCTTTAAGACTGTTAGCGTAATCTTCCTTATTCTGTATGTGGATATTATCAATGAGCGATGATGGAATGAATATACGTCGCTCATTTGTCTTGTGGTCTAGAATCAGTTTATATCCGAACCGCGCCGGGTCTATGAATCTACGCTTGACCCATGAGTGTCCTATATTCCCAGGATTGCTAGCAGACCTCATTATAGTGGGAAGGTCCGGCGCAGAAGTTCGCAGCCGAGACTTCATGTATACATAGACCCACTCACTGAAATGTGTCAGCTCATCAAACGCTATATAATTGAATTCCGCTGTATCATGTTCCCTAGCATCATCTTCGTTCGCTAGATATGATAGCCTTATAGTCGCTCCATCCAGCTTAGGATTATCAGGATGAGGAAAAGTAAATACGTGATTAGTAGCGTTATACCTGGCTCCCAATGGGAGATAATAGTCCTTCCCACGAGGAATAAGTGATTCTTCGAGTTGAGGGAATGTCTTACGAAAGATGATTGCATGGAACCTAGGATTATGAATCCATCCCCTTACAACTGGAAGCATCATCAATATATCAGACTTGCCACCACCTAACTGCCCACCAAAGAATCCCTCACGAACAGAATCAGGAATCTTGAGGAAGTCTTCCTGGGTTTTGAATGGACGCCAATATTTTATTAGCTGACCATCATCCAGTCGGACTTCCTCAAGATAAGCCATTACTTTGGTTCCGGAGTCTGGGGAAGGGTATTGTCAATCTCCCCTTCACTGACAGGAACTATAACCCAACCGAAGCGCACGCTATACTTCAACTCAAACTTCTGGTTGCGTCCGGGCGGAGTCGGGTTAATTGTGGGAGGCAGAACTATTGGCAGACTAATCTGCGGCGGAGGCGTAGTCCCATTATCCGGCAGAGTATTGTCCGGCCCGACAGGAGGAAATATTGGACCGCCACCAGGATAGACTGGCGTATAGACTGGACCACCACCAGTATGCGGCGGACGAGGATGGCCCTGTCCATATCCTGGGTCTACAGGACCACCGGGAAATACTGGACCAGTTGTAGGATAGACCGGAGGAGTTGGCAGAGAATTGTCAGGATAGTTTCCTGCTCCACCATCCAAGAATGTAATCAACGCAACTCTAGACTGCATATCACTCTCCTGCTTGGGTTAGACTTACTTCTTTTCTTCTGCCTTACGTGCCGCTGGTTGAGTCACTACATCGTCGAGATAGACTGAATCTACTTCCACAATCACAGCATCAACCGTGGGAATGCCAGTATCTCGAACATGGAATGAGACTTTGCATCGCTTCTCATCCTCAGTAGCTCCGACTATAGTTCCTTTCAGAGTTACTTCCTCACCCTGAGCATGGAACTTAGTAACCTTCGGAGGTTCCTCAGACTTGGGATTACCTATAGCTCCGGCGCCGGGCGTTGCTACTGCTGTCATTTTCAATCTCCTTTGCAGACTAGCAAATGAAACAGACATTCTCCGCTCTAGTCTTCTCTACTCCATCAATCACTCTAGAAGAAGGCTCAAAGCTAACTTCCTGCCCCACTTTTAATTCATCAAACTTCAGTGGAGACTCTGGAGAGACTGTCTGCTGATGGAAGAAAAAGTAATTTCCTTCCACATCTTTGATGAATCCAAATCTCTTTTCTTCCAGTATCCGAGATACCTTGCCTAGCATAGTAGTTAGTCCTTGTGTCTTAGAGCTTAATAGTATTCCACAGCACAGAACATATCAGGCCAGATTTACATCCACAGTTTCGTATCTTTCCTCACCCTTGATAGCAGGAGCGTAGACTACAATCTGGACTTGATTGGTATTATGTCCCGGCCCAGAATCCTTAGGCAGACCAAGTTGAGCTACCTTGCCAAGAGTTGCAGCTATATTAGCCAGAGTCTCAGCCTTCTTAATCTGGCCGAGCTTCTCATCAGTAATCATATTCATAGATGAGAGCATACGTTCTATAGCTGCATCTCTAATCTTCCCTACATTCTTCTTGACAGCCGACTCCAGAGATAAATCGTGAGCGCGGCGGCCAGTAGTATTATATCCACCCATATAGGAATGGACCTGAGAAGGAGAAGCCCCAGTCTCTTTAGACGCCTGCGTAATTCCATGCAAATGTCCTAGAGTTCCGATTGCCTCACGTTCCAGAGGATTCCTATTAAATGAACCTGGAGTTCTACCGGAGCCACACCTATCTATCTCGTATAGTGGACGAGGCTCAGATTCAGGAATCTCTACGTTAGGTGGAATGTTAGTAGAGTTCC